TAACAGCTAAAACATAGTTTCCATCTATTTTAGAATATCTTGCCATTTATATTTTCCCTGTTAAAATTAGTATGTTGGTTGTTGAATCATTTTCAACGTCCCAACTAAATTTATTATTTTCAAAATCTTCCATTATGTTGCGAACAAGTTTGGAAATATAAACAAATGTCGAACTTGATAAAACAAATCCTAATAAAGACATTTCGTTGCTGTCTAAATCATCTGTTTGTTTTTCTACTAGTTTACACACTCCTTGATTTCCGTTTGTGTCCTCAACTTTAAATTCTGTTTCGCTAAGTTGCTCTAAAACAGACCCAAATGGATCTGCCTTAGAGTTTCCTATTTTAACCGAAACGACTAAGTCTTTTAGATTTCTTATAAAATCCCAAAAAACATTGATTGGTCGTTCCATTAATTCAGTCCTTATGCGTCTGCTGTGAAGTCGTCGTCATCAGTGTTATCAACGTCATCTGCACCAGCTTCTTCAGCTTGTGCTGCGCCATCTGAAGTAGATGTTGCAAAGTTCCATGGTACTGATTTTCCGTCATATGCGTTTGAGCCTGTAGCACTTGGAGCAACTAATGTTACTTTACGTCCTGCAATTTTGCTTACGCCGTATGTTTCGCCATCGTCCATTTTGAATGAAATACTCATTTCACCTGCTGTTAAAGCTGCAGGCAATACACCTGTTTTTAATGTGCAAGTGTGTACAGTATCAGCTGTTCCTGTTTCTGAACATACAAAAGTTTTTGAACCTTTTTGCTTTACAATAAATCCTTCTTTAACGGCTGTACCGTTATGAAAGTTAACTTTGATTTCGTCGCCTGCTCCTGGGCCAGTTGTGGCATCAGCAAACAATCTCTTATTAAGTGGTCTTCCCATTTTTTTTCTCCTATAATAGTAGTCCAATGCCCGTTCTATGAGCTACGCTGTGGGTAAACAGCATAAGTCCGCCTTGCGGCACACTATCGACACAAGTATTTATCAAAAGAAGTTAGTTCTCAAAGAGTTCTTATCTTGTATGCTATTCAAAAATTTACTAAGATAATCAAAATGTATACCTAATGTTTTAAATAATTCGTTGTGTATACTTTCTGACACATGTATGTAACTTGACTTGCCTACATCACTTACGTACTTAGAGTTTAATTTATAGTCAGGGAATATCCCTGCAACAAATAAGCAAGTGTCGCCTAGTGTTTTTGCATCTCTATAATTGTTAATAGTTAGATAAGACTCTGCAAGAGTTTTAGGAAAAAAGTCTGGTTTGTCAACATGGGAAGCTAATAGAGCAACAATATAATGTTCTACGTCAACAGGAAGTTGTACTCCAGTGGTGTGTGAAGTGTCTTGTACGATATCATACATTATAGGAATGTATTCGTCCTTCATACAAGTATTTATGAGAAAGAAAAAGCCCTACTAGTTTCCTAGCAGAGCTTTTTAATGACTATGCAATTTATTTTAAATAATCCGGAACAAAAAAGTTTTTATGTTCTTTTCTTGCATCACTGATAAGTCCAAGACGCTTTTGCATATTGTAATTTAATACTCTTGGGTGCTTATCGTATTTAAGGGTTTGTTTTAAGGCATGCTTAAATGCCATTGCTTGTAGTTTAGTCATATCGACATCTCCTATTTCTAAAAGATGCGTTCCTTCGACATTATTGTCTACTTCCGTCCTTATGGATGAACGTATAATTATTTAGTCATAAAAAAAGGGAGGACGAATCCTCCCTTTAGTGCTTTTACGCTTAGTAAAACTTAACTGAAGCTTACGTTAGCTACGCTTACACGTGCCAAGTAGTCAGCTGCGTTACCAAGAGATGATGCTGTGTTGTTTAACTCAACATATCCATAACGTGTCATGAAGCTCACAACAGGTTCGAATGTGTCTGGGTCTAATACAACTCCACTGCTCATTAACGGAATGTATGGGCAGTAGAATGCAGCTGCGTCTGATTCACTTGAACCTTTATAACCAACTAATACATCAGTTGCGTCTGAAGCGTATGTGTTAACATATACTTTCATTGCATTGTTTAATGTACCAACTAATTTAGTATTTGTAGGTGCTTCAAAAGAACCTTCAGTTGTTCTTGCAAACGCTGAAGTAGTAGCACTTTGTAATACTGTTAAAGTGTGTGGTGAAACAACAGCAAAGTTACCAGCGCCACGACGTGTACGCTGAGCAATTTTGTTAGCTGCTCTGTTAATCATCACTGCTAAAGCTGCATGTTCATCACCAACAAATGTAGCTGTTCCGCTAACACCTGCTTGATCATATTGAACATCTGACTCTGCAGATCCTGCTAGGCTGTAAAGGCTAGCAATTACTTCTTGGTCAATCTCAGCAGTAATTTCTTGTGCTAATGCAGCCATAATTTCTGCTTCAACATCAATACCGTGCTGTGATTGTGCATCCTGAGCTGCTTCAAAAGTCCAGCGAGCTGATAGCTTTCTGGATTTCGCTTCTACAGTTTGCTTCAAGATTTGAATGCTAAGTCTGTTACCAGCTGAGCCTTCTAACGCTGATGTAGCAGCTGCTTTATCATCTAAAGCACCTGAATACGCTTCAGCAATCTTGAATGGGCTTAAAGCCTCATCACCAGCTGCTGTGTCTGTTCCGCTTGTTGAGTCTACTGCATCTGCATAACGTACTCTCAATGTGTGGATTTGACCAACTGGTCCAGTCATAGGTTGAACACCAACTAACTCGTTAGCAATAACGGTTGGCATTACACGTCTGATCACTGGAAGGATCACACGATTTAAGGTTGCGACGTTACCGGCGGAACTTGCACCAGCTGTTGCACTCTCTGACAAATACTTACGAGTATTCTCAAGTGTAGCAGCCATCACGCTTTTCTTGTTGCCGTTTAAGCCTTCAAGAAGTGCGCCTTTGGTTTCCTGCCAGCGACTTTCTAGTAGTTCTGACATAATTATCTCCTTAATTTAATCCAGCTAGACGACGAATGTCAACGACATTATTGTCCTCTGCTTGTCTACTGTTTGTTGTCATTTCTTCTCTGTTGCCTGTTATCTCTTTGCCTTCTGTAAGCGCCTTCTTTTTAGCTGGAGTATTACCGTCAATAACAGTAGGTAAGTACTTATCAAACGCCGAACGTAGTTTAGGTGTTTGAACTGATTCCAGTAAGTCTGACATAATTTCCTTTTGATCTTTCGATAAAGGTCCTGTCAATTCATTTAGAACGGTTGCTCTTTCTGCTGATTCGATTAGTTTTTGTTTTTCAACATTAACTGATTCAGCTAATTGTTTTGCCTTTGTCGCAAATGCTTTTGCTTCTGCAAGTTGTAGATCTTTAGCATCTAAAACTTTCATTAGTTTAGCAGTCTCCGACTTTTCATTTAAGTAGCTATTTGAGTATTCGCTAGCGAATGCTTCAAACAACTTACGACCGAAGTCGTTTCTACGTGCTTCTTCGATATCTTCCTTAAGTTGTCCAATCTCACTGTTAAGTGTTGATTCAACAATTTCAGATACTTTAGTTGCACTTCTTTCGATAAAGTCTTTTTTGACTTTAGCGAAGTGTGATTTAGCTTCACGTACTAATCGTACTTTTGTTTCGGCTAAATCTTTTTTATCTTCTGCAAATTCTGCAATTTCTTTTGCAAGTTGCTCGACGACAAATTCTTCCAATTTGCTAAAGTTTTCAGCCATAGCTTTTTGGTCTTCGTGTAATTCAGAAACTTCTTTACCTAGTTGTTCAATAACAAACTCTTTTAGTAGTCCTGCGTTTTCACGCATTGCTACCGCATATTTTGCTTTTGCTTCTGCTAGTTGTTTGCGGTCTTCTGCAAACTCGGAAATTTCCTCTGCAAGTTTTTCACTTACTAACGAATCGATAGCTTCAACCATAGTTGATTTATCGTGTTCGTATTTCTGTGCAAACTCTTCACGTAGTTCTGCTGTTACCTCTTGGCGATTTTCTGTCACCTTCTGGTCCCATGCTTCTTGAATTTGTTGACGCACATCTTCTGAAACTACATCGTTTTCAAAAAGTGTTTTTAATGCATCCAACATAATTATCTCCTTTTATTGGAGTCGACTGATTATATTAATCAGCGATTCTTTTAAGTATTTCTGTGCCTTTGGGTCTTGTTTTGTTGCCTGTGCTAGTTCATATGCCGCCATTCCTCCACGTGCATTCATTAAATGCTCGTAGATTGGTGTTGGATATGCTCCTGGGGCGCTAGGCTGAGCCACAACGTCCACAGTAATTATTTCGAAGTCCGATACTTCACCGGACCCGTCTTCTGATACATTACCCGAACCCCTAGATGAAACACCTAATTTAACTCCGCTTTCAAGCATTGTTTTAACTAGTTGTCCCATTGGGGTTGGTAATATTTTCAATTTTCCATAACCATTATTCCCGTCCATCCAACATGATTCAATCATATGTGATACACGATCTAAGTTAATATTAAGTCCTTCTGGATGATCAACTTCTCCAAGAACACTATATCCTCCTTGTATTTGATCATTAAGAGTTTTGACAGCCCTGCCAATTTCGTTTACAGGATATACACGTTGGTTAGCATTACGCACCCCACCTTGTATACATATACCTTTAAGGTATAGGTCTTTTCCCTCGTTAGCAGACTCAATAACCAAATTAGCTTGGTCGAATGTCAATGTCTCTCGTAGGTTTCTCATTCAGATATTCCTAATTTACTTGCCAACAACAGATTTTTTGTTGTCTGCAGCTTCGCCTGCGCTCTTCTTCTCAGCGCCGTGGCCTTTTGAATCACCTTTTAAAGATTTAGAAGCTTTTCCGCCTGGCTTATTTACATTGCCTGCGTCTTCTTCTTTTGCTGATTCTGCTGTGCGTCCACTTTCTTCACCGCCTTGTGCAATGTTTCCAGCTTCTCCGCCCATGTCGTTAGCACTTGCTACTGGTGATTTCGCTTTATTGTCCTCACCTTGCTTGTGTGTAACTTTTTCAACATACTCACGCATTGTTTCAGCTTCAGATTTTTCTTCGTCTGCTTCATCAACTTCGTCAGTAGCTTCGTCAACTTCTTCATCAGTTGCTTCAAAGTTCAATGACTCTTCTTCTGAATCGTCATCTTCTTCACCGTCGTCTTCGTCTTCGTCGTCGTCGGATTCTTCTTCATCACCAGCGCCTTCGTCGCCAGCAATCATTTTTTCAAATTCTGATTTAAGATCGTCTAATGCGTCTTCTAAATCAACAACACGGTCTTCAATCTCTTCGTCGTCGCTTTCACCTTCTTCGTCGCCGTCCATTGCATCTTCGATGTCACCCATCATGTCGTCTGCTGGATCTGCTTCCATTGGATCTGCTTCTACTTCAAACTCGTCTAAGTCAAAGTTTTCTTTAACGTCTTCATCTTCTTCTGACGCTTCATCAACTTCTTCATCAGTAGCTTCTTCTACTGATTCATCTTCGTCGTCTGCTGATTCTTCAACTTCTGCAGCTGTTTCTTCAACTTCTGCTAAGTCGTCTTCTAATAATGATTCGTAGATGTCTCTTGATCTTTCAACTACGATTTCGTGGAATAATTCTTCTGCTCCAGCTCTGTCTTCGTTAACGAGCTTCTCAAGCATGTTTTCAAACTTGTTTTGGTCTGCCATTTTTTTCTCCTATAAATTGTTTACCTATGGTAAGGCTGTCACTAGTATTTACTATATAGACGAAAATCAGTGCTAAAACAGGCTCAAAACGAGCTTTTTTATAATGTGAGAGGTTAGATCTTCACTTTTACATGAAAATCGTCAACTAACATCGCATTGTAATTGACAAAACTATTTAGTTTGTGAGTCTGTAAATTATCTGGTAATATTACTCTACAGTAGTTTATTTGCTGGTTTTTTCTTATAACTTCTTCAGTTTGTCTAAGCCAATTATGGTAATACGTTGCTCTATTACCTTCTTGCATATAGTTTTTAGTGTTAGCATATACATTATTATATAGTTTTCCTGCACCTAAACCCATATAATCAAACCCTATCATATAGATAATGTTATGATTATGTTCGCTTGCTAACCATAATGCTGTTGGTCCACTACTCCAACCTAATGATTTATTAAAATAATTAAATCCTATTAGGTCTTTTGTGCGATCACTTTTAGTTGTCCATACATTATTATGTTTATATTGATATCCTGCTTCGTTTATTTCAAAAACCATTTTAGGATCTACAGCA